ATCATTTCCAAAACTAGGAGAGTTAACCTTAGCCGTATACGATCCTACGTTTCTAATAATCTGGTAGTCTGTATTCTCTAGTGGGTAGATGATAGCATTAGATGTACCTGTTCTTTGGTCAGGATATTCTCCCTTAACCCGAACAATTGCAATCATGGCTTGTCCCCAAAGTCTACTAGGAACATCAAGAATAATTTTATCGTTTTCCATCTAGAAAAAAGGGGGACTCCACCTGTAAGCAGAATCCCCCTAGCTCGTTAAAGTTAAGCGAGTTGATCGCGGGTTACTTCATCCGGCTCTACGCGGCCTGATTCCTCAAGATCAATGAGGATAGCGACTACGCGGAGACGACCTTCAGTAACGTCTGCTGAAGCTGCGATAAGCTTTACGTCAATGGTATCTGTGGTAGTTACCAGAGGAGTGAAAGTTAGAGCAGCACCATTGGTATCGTGGGTGAGACCCTGACCATTTGAACCAGCGGCAAGCCAGCCAGTAGCACTAACATCTCCGCCATCAATCATGTCATCGCCAGCAGCGAAGTCAATATCAACAGTGGGTGAAGTGCCGTTAAAGGCTTTCAGAACTTCAGCACCTACAGCAAATACATAGGTATCTGCGGGGATTTCTAGAAGCTGAAAGATGTCGCCGTTAGCACAAGTGTAACCATCAGCAACAAGCTTGTCGATGTCAAGGGTGGCCTCAACAACACGCATGGGCATAGCGCGATACTTGGAGGTATAGGCAGCAATACTATTGGAGTTAACCCCGATAGTAGCCTTTGATGTCATATCATAAGTAGTTGCCATTATCTATTCCCCTTACGCCACGTTCCACTTTGCGGTAACAAGAGCCTCAGGACGAAGAATCTTGCGACCGTAAAGGTGCATACCACGAACAATGTCACCAAATGAATCCGGGTCACGGAAGCTTTCAGTCTTGTTCATCTGCTCTGCGGTAGCTACAGCGTTGTCATGACCAGCGACAATGACACCATAGTTTGAGTTCTGGTTAGCAGTGCCGGTAGTACCCGGACCAGTACCTACTGAGGGCAGGTTATTGCTAACATAAACACGGAAACCAGAAATCATCATCGGGCTTTCACCAGCGCGAAGTGAACCTGAAGCACCGAAGTCAGAGTTGTGGAAACGTGAATCTTCGTCACCTAGGATTTCGCAAAGGTCTGAACTGATTACAAGCCAGCGGCCATCAGAGTCAACGAACTGCTTGTCGAGCAGGGTCTTCATGCGGTTAATAAGCATGACGGGTGAAACATACTCAGTGGGTAGAGCAGTTGCACCGGGAAGGCGAGGGGCTACAGGAATTGAATGGTCGCCTGCACCTGAAATGGTAATGTTACCAAACTTGCCTTTGTTCAGCTTCATGCTTGAAAGTAGTTCATCAGAACCAGCAGTAGCTACTGCTTTAGTACCATTAACCTGATCGTTAACAGTATCTGCGGCCAAGTGAATTGCTGACTGCTTGTACCCTGAGAGGTAGCCTAGAACTTCTTGGTCCATCTGGTCAGCCATACGGTAACCAGCACGGTCAGAAGCAAGCTGCATCCAGTTCATGTGTGAATGCGCTTCTTCAATGTCGTCCTGCTTGAAAGCAAAGTAGTTAGCTTTGTCTACTACAAGCTGGAACTCTTCGTCGTCTAGGTCTTGTGCGGTAACTTGAGTACCACGAGCATAAGGTGAAACCGTAATTTCCAATACGTTGTGTAGGTCTTTTTAATTATACCTACCTACAAGTTTCCCTGTAGATCAGACTATATCTTCATCCCGTAGGATGTCTGGCACTCGTGGAGAATACTTATCTACATGATCTATTTTATATTTCATAGTATAGAAAATGTAAGGGGATACAATGGATACAAACTCTCTTGAGTCTGCTGTGTTAAACCTTAAAGAGTATTTATCGTTTCGTTTGTCTACATCAAACTTTGCTTCTAAAGAGTATTTAGTTTTAAACCAGTCTTTTAAAAGCTCAGCTTCTTCTTTAGAACAATATGTAGAGAGACGAGTCATACAACCACAAGGCTTTTTTGTTTTGTTGTTTTTAGCTACAGTCCCGCTACCATCATCCATAAACCAAAGAGCTAGGCTCTGATCTGTTAGGTATGATAGCATTTTTTCTGTATACTTAAACTCACCTTCAGGGTACAGAACTCTGTGCATCTGCCGGAAGTACTTGTGGTTTTTGTATAACTGATGGTTTGTGTATTCTTTCCCAGTCTTTTTGTTAGTAGACTTGTAAGTATATAGGTTTGGTTCTTTTCCTCCTAAAACACTGTGTAGAAGCTTTTGCTTATACTTTAAGTATTCTAGTTGTTTTGGACCATGACCTATAATAAGTCTTGCTGTTTTATCAGACTGATCTTTAGAAAGATAAATACCACCATCACCGATAGCACACCCATAGAGGATGCCTCTTTTTCTTCTATCCATTGTTTCCTTTCGTTAGCTACGACGAGCCACTACTTGTTATATGTATTCTCTAGTCGTTGAACCTTCCCCTTTCGAGGCTTGGCTGCTGATTCCCATATCTTTTGACTTAGGGTTCCAGCAATTCACCAGATTTTTTCTCTAGCGTTATGCCGCTAGGAAGCCCAAAACTTTAGGCTCTTTGATGATACGAACAGTATCACCAACACCGGAGATTTCACCAAAATAGTCAGAGTTAGTAATGTCGCCTACCGTAGTTTTCTTACGGAAAGCGAGTTGGGCCTTCTTGCTGAAGATAACCGGCGAGAAGTTCCCATTGGGTAGGTTACCATAACCTGCCGCTGTTTGGAAAGCCATACTCATTCTCCTATGTTTGGCTAATTAGGCTAAACAGTTTTACTACTGAGGCTGATGTTACTAGGGTTGTCCTATTGGGGCCTAGACGATCAGGTTGTCATTGTAACAGTTTTAGCTGTATCGGGTAGGGTTGTCCTCTTTCTTTTAGGGGAGAGAGGGGCCTAAGTATTCTGTGCTGCGGGAGCATATCCCGTCGGATAGAGGCATCCCCGCAGCTTACATTGTAAGTTATACTTACAAATAGTTATTTGTCAACACTTTATTATGCAGCGCCTGACATATCGTAAACAAACTTGCCATTACGCATTGATTCCATAATAGCCTGTTCGTTCTTGGCGTATTCTTGTGCTGACATCTTGTTGACTTGAGACTCAGTAAAGGTACCATTCACATCTGCTGCATCAACAGAGGGACGGTCTTTAGTCTTTACGCCTTTAGCTGCTTTCTTTGTGGTCTCTTTTTCAAAGATACCTTTCTCTGCTTTGTAAAGATTAAGAACACTGATGACTGCTTTAGAGTCTTCGTCGTTTTCGTAGAGAGCGTCTTGAACCCATTGACTCTGATCTTCTACCCAGTTGTGAAAGTCATCATCTGTCTGTAGATCATAGAAGTCTGGGTGTGCTTTAACGATAGCATCCAGAGCTTTTTCTCGTGCAGTTTGTTTTTGATTACTACGAAGAGATTCAATTTCGGATTGAGCTTCCTGAACTTTTTGGTCTGCAATTTTCATAGCAAGAGTTTCTACAATCTTAGCTACGTCAGGATACTTCTTTTTCCAAGCATCTAGGTCTTCGTCCGAAGCTGGAGGTTTTACTTTAGCAGAAGACTCTACTTGTTTTCTTAGGTCTTCGATTTCCTTCTGTAGCGCTCTCTTTTTTTCATCAGAGTGTCTACGAAGGTCACCGTATCTTTTCTTCCAAGTATCATCTTCAGGTGCAGAGGTCTTTGGTTCAGGAGTTTCTTCTTCCTCTACCTCTGAAGTTACCTCTAGTTCTTCTAGTTCTTTTTCTGTTTGCTCGATCCGCTCTTTATTTTTTTTAGTAGCAGGAGTCATAAAAGCAGTTTTAGTAGACATTCGTTTTCCTTTGTCTGGGGCCGGTTATTTCCGGGTAGCCATAATACGTCGTTTAACTAGTCCGCCTTTTGAGTATTTAGCGGGTCTCCTTTTGACTAGACCACCTTTAGCGAAAGGCTGATTGCCTGTGTCATAGTCTTCAGTTGGTGCGACGTTACCACCACCAGTAGGTGTACTGATAGTGTCACCAAAAGAAAGAGTTGTTAGGTTAGTTGTTGTTGGGACAGAAGTAGGAGTTTTATTGCTGGAGGAACCTCCGCTAGAGGTAGAATCCCCATCACTAAAAATACTTTCGTCATCAAACCTAAGGTCAGCAAAATCACTTTCACCTGTTACCTTTTCAATATCTTCAAAGCCTTTTTTAGTTTCTTCTTCTATATTCTGTAAGACTTGTTCCCAACTGTCTGCGGCTCGAAATACATCAGGCACATAATCCCTAGTTTCAGGTTCAAGTTCTCCTT